TACTTTTAATATCCCTACTGCATCAGCAAGCAATAGAGGTGTATTATCTTCTACGGATTGGACAACTTTTAATGCAAAGGTTACTGCTAATAGTGCAATTACAGGAGCAACAAAAACTAAAATAACTTACGATACCAAAGGACTTGTAACAAGTGGAGCAGATGCAACAACTGCTGATATAGCAGATTCAACTAATAAAAGATATGTAACAGATGCTAATTTAACTGTTATTGGAAATACAAGTGGTACAAATACAGGCGACCAAACTTTTTTAAATGCAAGAGTTCAAAGTGTTACAAGTTCTGCAACTGTTACACCAACCTCAACAAATGATTTAGTTAAGATAACTGCTCAAGCTGTAGGATTAACAATAGCAAATCAAACAGGAACAATGACTGAAGGGCAAGCATTAATGATTCGTATTAAAGATAACGGAACTGCTCAAACTATTGCATTCGGTACTAATTACAGAGCCATAGGAGTTACTTTACCAACAACAACAACAATAAGTAAGACTATTTATTTAGGTTGTATTTGGAATGATACAGACACAAAATTTGATATTTTAGGAGTTAATATTCAAGCATAATGTACTACGGAATAATATCTTCAATGAGTAAAACAGTAGCGGCTTCTTACACTGCTCGTACTACTGCATTTATAGCTGCTACAGGTATAACTGATACAACTATTATAAATGCTTTAAATACAATGGATTTAAGTCTTATTTCAAACGGACTTGATACCAAAATGAAAGCGTTATATCCTTTTGTAGGAGGTACTGCCTCAACTCATAAATACAATTTTATGGATGCGAGAGATTTGGATGCTGCATTTAGATTAAGTTTTAATGGAGGATGGACACATAGTAGTACTGGGGCTAAACCTAATGGTACTAATGCTTGGGCAGATACATTCTTTACTCCTTTAATTAATAATATTGTAAATAGTTCTCATTTAAGTTATTATTCAAGAACATTAGTTTCTGAAACAAAAATTGATATGGGATGTTATGGTGTTATATACGGATTAGATTATAATCAAATCGCTATTAGTTTTGGTGGGACAACTTATTGTAATCCAAATAATGGAGCAGGAGGAGCAGCAGTTTCATTCGCTTCAAATTCGCAAGGATTTTTTGTAGCTTCAAGAACAAGCGCAACTAATGTTTTTGGACAAAGAAATTCAACTCAAATAACAGGAACTTCTGCTACTGAAAGAAATCAAAATAGTATTTATTTAGGTGCATTACACCAAGGATTGGCTACAACATATTTTGCATCAAAAGAATGTGCTTTTTCATCAATAGGTGATGGATTATCAACTTCTGAAGCTTTAGTATTTAATACAGCAATTCAAAATTTTAACACAAGTTTAAGCAGAAACGTATAATGAAACTAACAGACATAACACAAGCACAATGGACTACCTATGTAGGTCTATTGACACAAGAGCAAATGTATTCAATAGTAGGAAAAGAATATACTACTGATTCTTATTTTAATCCTCTTCAAGATTTAAATGATAATTGGATTATTTCCGTTGAAGAAATGGAGTTTTGTACAAATATTGACTACCTTTGGGTAAAAGATTTACCATTAATTATTTATGAACCAATTCCAGCACCTCCATTGAGTTAAAGCTATGAGTCAAGAAGAAAAGTTAGAGAAAATTTATCAAGGGATAGTTGACATGCGTATTCAACTCGCTACTTCAATTACCAAGCAAGAGCAACACCGAACAGAAATTGACAACCATACTGACCAAATTGACGATTTAAGGGCATACAAGAATAAAACACTAGGAGTTGTGGGAATGATAGGCTTAGGATTCGGAACTATTGCAGGATGGTTGATAACACATTTTTCAAAATAACATGGACAAACCAACTTTAGATAGGATACAATTACTACACCCAAAGTTAAGGGAGGAAGCGATGCAGATTTATTTAGAGATTTGTGATGCTCTTAAAGGTAAAGCAATGTGTCGTTTTGCTTACACGCTAAGAACATTCGCAGAGCAAGATGCACTATTTAACGCCAAGCCACAGGTAACAAAAGCAAAGGGAGGTCAGTCGTATCACAATTATGGGCAAGCAATTGATATAGTTTTAATTGTAGATAAAGATGGTGATGGTAAATTTGAAACAGCATCATGGGATGTGAAGTCAGACTTTGATGGCGATGGTAAATCAGACTGGATGGAGGTTGTTGCAATCTTCAAAAGATATGGATGGGAAGCAGGAATTGATTGGAAATTTTATGATGCTCCTCACTTTCAAAAAACACTTGGATATTCAATCGCTCAATTACAAGCTTTACACGCAAAACAAATAGCCAACAAACAATCAGGATACTTAGCACTATGACATTAAACAAAAGCCACAAAAACAATTTAGCGACACTATTCGGTGTAATGACATCGTTATCAACAGCCTATGCAATCATTGACTTTGATTCGTTAAACTTTCACTTACCAACAACATACATTAAACTATTAATAATCGGAGTGCCAGCAGTAACTGGGTATTTTTCACAACTAAAATAACTATGGACATTAAAACTAAATTAGCTTTTGCAGGAATATGTTTTGTATTCTTTATTTTCTTATCAGTATTGTTCGTAAACAACAAACTCATTAAACACGATTACAAGCAAGCAATTGAATCATTGAACACATTGAATCAAAAAGAATTAAACAGGCTTGATTCTTTACAAAAAGAGGCTTTAATCATAATTTTAAAGGACAGCATCGCTATTGACTCAATCAGCAGAGTAAATATTGTCCTTACAAAGAAAAGAAAAACAGAAAAAATAAGATACATACATGAAATCTCTAAAATTAAACATTTCAACGATGCTACTCGTGGGCATTGGATTGATTCCGTTTCAACTTTTCTCTCAGGACAGCGTTAAAGTTCCTTTAAATGTATTTGATTATATTGCATCTGAATCCGTTAAGGCTAAAATGTACTATTCTGACAACGTCAATCTCTCTGCTATCAACGCAGGGTTAGAGAAGCAGTTGATTCTTTATAAGGATATTATTGAAAAGAACAAGTCAATCCTAGCTAGCGAAACAGAAAAAGGTGCACTTTATCAAAATCAAATCCAAGACTTGAACCAGGTTATCAAGAGTAAGAACAAGACCATTGTCAAGAAAAATATCTTCATTTGTGGTATTTCGGCAGTAAGTATCAGTAGCATAATTTATTTGTTGGTTAAAAGATAATTTTTATCAGATTTTTTTTAATTGCTCTTTTGTAAATAGTTTATCTTCGGCATAATAACCATAATAACTGCACCTACTTACAGATGAATAATCAAAATAATAATTAATATATTTATACTCTTTTTCATTAAAAATAATTTTTACATAACCATTAGTTATAATTACTTTTTTAAATTCATTAGATTCATTTAAATAAAATAATTCATCACCTTTTTTGAATTTGAAAGGATTTTCTACGATGTGTGTTAAATAATTAATTTTTTTTTCTAATTCTTGTATTTTTTTTCTGTTAAACATAGTATTATAGTTTTATAGTTATTAATTTATTTATTATCGCATCAGCAACTTGCTTCTCTGTTCTTGTAAACACTTTACCATCAGAAATGTTGGTAAACTCGTAGTTTCTGCTAAGATTCCAAAAGTCTACCTTATAAACCTGTTTGGCTATTTCTACATTTGCTATAATTCCTAGTCGGGGAAATGTTGGTCTTTCTATCATTCTATTGTTATTTTAAAGATTAGAGTTGAGCCATCAGAGGTATAAACGGTTACAGATGCTTCAGCGTAATTAGTTCCGTAATAATCGTACAGCGTTAAATAGCCTCCTGAGTAAGTATAATCCTCATCATTGTATCCTGAGTGAACCGAGCCATCGTTGCCAAAGTCAATTGCTACAACTCTGTCGTACTCCACCTTTACATTGAGTGTGTACTTGGCGTATGTGCCAGTGGAATAATTTGAATAGCTTACGCTTGATTTATACCATCCATCATCTATTGTTCCTGATTTTGCAATGATTGATAAAAATAATAGTGTTGTTGTTATTAGTGTTTTCATGGGTTTTTAGTTAAAATGGAAATGGTTCATATTCTTTTTCTTCTGCTTGTACTAATGGTTTTAATTCATTTAAAAAGTTTTGGTTTTCTGTAAGCTTAATTGGTGTTCCTTGTTTGCTCCAATATTCAGCAATGGGGTTGAAACCATTTTCATCTGCATAACTACACATTCCTTTTTGCATTTCTAAAATATAAGGTTCGTTATATGGCGTATATCCCCCACCTGTTTCAACCTCTTTAATTTTGCGAGTATGTATCTGCATTTTAGTGTAATTATCAGGGTCTTGCACTTCTCTATGGAATGTCATAAAATCATCTGCTTTGTTTGAAAATTTACCACCCCCTTCTGTATCAGCTTTTCCTGGAGCAGAATGTTTTGTTTCTCCTTTTTGTAATCTCATTGCACCTGTTATAACATGACAATTGAGATAGATACACAAATCATGTTTTTTTGTAAATACCTGCATTTCAGAAGCAGATTCATAGTGATACTCGTGTGTGCTTAACTTGGAATTGTTAGACAAATCTATTTTAAGAGAATTGTATGGGTCAATCAACATACCATCATACTTTTTTGTTTTCATTAATTTCTCTGCAATATTAAGAATATCTTTATAATTAAATATAAATTCATTGCTAATAAATGTAAAATGTTTTTTTATAAATGCTCTACCTAGCTGTAATTGAGTATCTGAAAGCTTATCTATTGGTGTTCCCCAATAAAATTCAATTAGCTTTTTAGCAACAGTTCCACTTCTATTCTCATTGCTGTACAGAATCCAGCTCCAACCATTATACATCGCTGATAGTAAACATAGATACCATAAAGCAGTAGATTTACCTACGTTATCAAAACCATTGATAATATTATAATTTCCTCTCTTAAAAACAAAATACTTATCTAAGCTCGGAATACCTGTTGTTGCTCCCTTAACAAATGTTCCATCTCTCCATTGCTTGATATACTCATCAATATCTTCATCTTTAGCTAGAAAACTCATGTCATCATCCTCTGTAGAAATAACGCTTGCAGTTTTAGAAACATATCCTGTATTTGCTTTTACTTCTTCAACTATTGGAAACTCTTTTCCATAAACTATCCCCTTTTTAATAGCCACGCAAGCATCTTCAAAACTTACAATATCTTTCATGCTTATTTCATTTTCAAGTAATCTAATGGCTTCTGATTCATTTATTAATCCACCTTCAATGAATCCGCCCATTAACTTAGATGCTATTATTAAATTTTTATGATGTTCCCCGCTAACTGAATTTCGTATAATTTTCAATGCAATATCTGCCTTAGCATAATTATTGTATGGCTTATTATTCAAAATAGCTGTCGGAATTTTTTGTTCTGAAATCTCAATGTACTCAGTAAATTCTTCTGCTTCAGTATTGATATAAATATCTTTGTCTATTGATGCATAACAGATTCTACTTTCATTGCAAGATGTTGTATCAAGCTGTGGAAACATTTTAACTAATCCTTTATAATACCCTCTGTGTTTTTTTATGTCAGCAGGAATCTTAATAACAACTTTTAATCCATCTCCACTTGGAGAAATAAAGCAAGAATATACGAAAGGGAAAGAAGCCATTTCAGATTTAAACTCTTGTAAATTTTCTACGTCATCAAAATCTAAAATAACAAAACCTGAGTGTTCAGAAATAGCTTTGTCCTTTCTTTCGGTAAACTTTCCAGAAAATAAAATGCAAGGCAATTTTTTCTTTAAATCTTTTTTTCTTTTTTCATCAATTTCAGCACGTATTTCATCAACTTGTTTTTGAACCTTACATTCTTTAATAGATTGAAGCACATAGTCTATTTCAACATATTTTGGGTTTTTTGTATCTGCGAAGTCTTTAAATAAAGTTATCATTTTTGTATCTTTTTAATTAATTTATCATAATTTTCTTGATGTGTGCCAGCGTTATTGTAAACAGAATACCACTTTTTACTTGTCCAAATTATCTTATTGCTAAAAGAAAAATAAAATAATTCATCCTTATACTTTCTTAATTCTCCAATTCCAAAATCACCAAGAAATCCATTAAATGAATGATGCTGATGGTTTTTGCCATGCCTATCTTTAACCCAATCAACCCCCTCAATATCTTTTACTTCTTCATTTAAAACGAAGTAGTTGTAACTTAATGCAGGGGCAATAAATATTGGAATATACTCTTTGCTAAATGTATGATTAGAGTATCTGACAGCTTGCTGTATAAACTTACCCATCTCTTCTCCTTTTTTACTATTAGTTCTTTTACATTCGATACCAAATCGGTATCCCTCTTTTGTGGTAACTATTATGTCAATCCTACATTTGCCACAATCACATTTTACTTCTTGGCTTACTTTTAAATGCTGTGAAAGAGTATTTACAACTTTGGTAACATAATCTTTTTCTAATTCTATATTTTTATCCATTTCTAAATGATTCGTAATCAGGTGTTGATGTATTTCTTTTTAGCAATCTGTATCCAATAAAAATATTTTGTATTCCATTGTGATGATTATATTCAGTAACTCCTAACAATAGATTTTCAACAACTTTTCTAAGAATCTCTATTGATAAATCAGGGATATACTTATTTAAACACATTGCCCACTCTTCTAATTGAAAATCATTCAATGGATATGGTCTAAACATATTCATCTCTTGAATCACTTTAACTATCTCAACATCCTTTGTAGAGAGGGCTATACTTACTTGGCGTTGGCTGTCTTGAATTTGAATTTGTTGATTTTCCATCTTTAATTGATTTTAATATATTAATAATGTTTGAATTTATTTGTGATAATTTTAATTGGTTTTGGTGAAACAAATCCCACTTAGATTTAGCTCCAAGTATAAAATTAAAAGAATCAGATATACCTTTATCTGACTTATCAAAAGATACAGTTTCGAGATATTTGATTATCGCTTTCATTGCTTTACCTTCTTGTCCATCAATTTTTGCAGGAATGCCAACCTCTTTTATGATAAAATTATTATACATATCAATACACAAAGAATAAGATGATGGGTCTTTTTTTACTTTTGTTTTTGTTAGTGGTAAGGCAATTGTTTTTTTATCATCACCATCATTTTTATTTTCAGTCGAACTTGTTTCGACAAATAAATTTAATTTACTTTCATTTGCTTTAATTTCATTTACTTTACTTTGCGGTGTTTCTGTTACAGAAACTTCCGTAGGTACGGAGTTGTTTGTTGCGAATTTACCAAGAACACGCTTTTGTTTCTCCGAAATCTCTTTTGACTTACCTCTTTTTAAGTACACAGGTTCTAACCTTTTGTTTAAAGATTCGCTAAAAATGAATCCATCTTTTTGAAATAATAATTCAATTTTAAGAGCGTAATTTAGTATATCATTAATTTCTGTTACAGAAATACAGAAATCACCAGCTAGTAATTCAAATTCTATTGGTGAATTTTCAAATACATTACCATCAGCACCTGTTAGGTATTCTAAAAACATACACCAAACAGCATATCCTGTAATTCCGAACTTATTTCTTATTGATTTTATTTTTCTGTGGTTTCTCATTTCATTATCATGAGAGAAATAATCACAATTGTTTTTTTGTGGGCGAGCCATAATAAAAATACCAACACTAATACAAGGGCTATATCACTCGAACCGAAAGGCTCTTGGGAACAATGTAAAGTGTTGGATTTTTTTAAATGTCATTTTATAGTGATATAGCATTGCAAATATAACAATTAAATTGATACAAATCAGATTTTCTCTAACTTTTTTTTAATCCTTTAGTGTGCTTTAGTGCCCTTTAGTGCTAAAGCATTCTCTAGCTTTTTCTTCATTGCCTCAATCTCCTCCTGCAACATAGTAACATACTGAATATCAACATATATGTTGTGTTCGGTTTGTAGTATAAATTCCTGTGGTATCATATTATTTATATTTTTCTTGAAGTTCAGCAATCTTTTTAGTGTGTGTTCCGTTATCATTTGTTCCAATCAAATACTTATTCTTAATTGAATTGTATTCCACCGAATCCACATGAACAACATCGCCAGTCTTTAAGTTAAAGATGGTCATCTTCTTAATTGATGCTGTGCTAAACTTCTTCCATAGAAAGTTGCAGGATTGCTCTATATTCGCATCATAAACAAATGTTTGTTGTGATTGGTCGAATATCTTAAATTCGATTGTGGTAATTGTGTTGATGTAATCTTCAGGTCTGTTCATAGCTTTAATAGTTTGGTGTATTTATTTTTAATTTCAGTTAATTCCTCTCTTGTGTACTTGCACTTTCTTTTTGCATCTGACTCGTTTTCAAGCGTTTTAACGAACTCTTCTCCGTACCTAGAAACTAATCCTATTCTGTATCCGATAAGGTTTCCATGATGGAATTTGTTGCATTGCTCACAACTTTTGTGGCAATTCCTTTCGTCAAATATTAATCCCGAATATCTGTTGGCATCAAAATAATGTGAGCCTTGCCAACACTTGTCTGTAGTTTTGTTACACGATATGCAAGGCAGATTCTCATCTCTTTTTCTAATCCACGCTTGATACACTTTTTTAGCATCTGATTCGTAATCGCTTAATTTTTTATTTTTTTCGTAGTGTTCTTTGCGTTCCTTTTGGCAGGACTTTTTCCACTCTTTTTCTCTTTGCGCTTTTGTGAAGGCAATTGCACCGCTAATACATTCATCAGTTTGCAAGCAAAATTTTTGTAAAAATTGCTTCGGTTCAAACTTTGTTTTACAATGCTTACATCTCATATTGTGGGTTATTTGTTGTTAATATATTAACAGACACGATTAGCATAAAAAATCATTGTGTTATTAAATGTTGAGTACACTCTTGATGCAATAATAACAAGTTCGCCATCATCATCATCACAATTATCCTCATGCCACATTTCTACATAATCTCCAATTTGTAGTTCGCACTCTATTTTACATTCTAATCCTGAATGGTTTTTAGGGTTGCCTATTGCTACATAATATGTCATAGCTTTTTTTAATGGGTAGTTAAAAGTTTCTGTTTTTGTTGATATTGTCATAGTTTTGATTTAGTATTATTGCTACAATCTAGTAGTTATATGAAATGCCTTGCTGACCGTTTCCAATTGAAAATCCGTGAAGGAAAAACAAAAAGAAAAAATCCACCGCACTTTTAAATGATTTTTTTAAGTTCCATTCCATAGTTATTAATAATGTCTTTTAGTATTATGCTTTCTTTTATTTGCAGTTTTTGTTTAAATATTTTGTAATTCACATCGTGATGCCACCTATTAAATTTCCAAGTTACCTTTACGATGTCGGGATGTAATAATTGCAATGCTTCTGCAAATTCTTTTCTGTTATTTGTTTCATTATAAATATCCTTATTGCCACCATTATTTCTTCCTGTACCTGTTTTGTCAATCAATAAAGCATTAAACAATATAGTGCATAACCCACTCTTTAAAACATTTATTGATAAATCAGTATCTTCATTATACTTACCCCTCCATCTAAAAGGTAATTTATTATCTACTAAAATGCAAGAGTAAATTCTTGTATTTGTTTTGTATGGTGGCATTTCAACTCTATCGTGTGCAAAGTTTTGATAATTAAACCCTGCCAATCCAACATTACTATACCTGTCTGTAAAATCTTCTAATATTTTAAAAAATTGGGAACTTCTGCATTGTATTCTTTTATTATTATTAAGTCGCATAAACTTAAAAATATTGTCATCAACTACCCAATGCTTATCATATCCTAAAGATATTGAATGTTCCCATACAAAATTACGAACAGGTATAGAACCTTGCCCCAATTCGCTAAAATTAATCGGTAATAATAATATTTTGCTTTTATCAATTTTTATGCAGTATAAATCATATTCTTTAGGTTCTACTACAATCATATAATTAATACCACAAATATCCATTGCTCTTGCGGTTAATGGATTATCAAATCTTCCTTTGCTAATAATATAAATCGGGTATTTACTTGTTTGTGTCCACATAAGCATATTCTCTTGGTTTGTCTTTGTCTTTTATTGGAAACCATATTGATTTTGTTTTATTAGTTACACTAAATCCTAACAATTCAGCAAACTCTTTTACATCGTCATACGATTGAAAATTAATAACTATTTTTTGGCAAGGTTCTTTGTTTTCTTGCACAAATTCGGGCATATCTTTCCAGTGCTTAACCCAATCAGCTTCTTGTTCTTCTAAATCAAATAAATTTTTCATCTCTTTTTTTGTTTTTGTTTTTCTGTTTAGTGTTCCAATTGGGCTTTATCGTAAATAAGTCGGCACTTCATATAACAGCACATTGGCGGCATTAAAACGACCGCCAATCTGCAAAACGTTAGTCGTAATATTAATAAACTGTTTTTTTTCTCAATAAAGTTATCTGCTTTATTGTGCATTTATTAATCTTTCACAACAAGTTCACTCTCCTTTATCAGTTCCTGCACATCAAAATCATTCAACTCCGAGCAATCCTTTATCATCTCAATAAGTTTCAGAAGGTTATCTTTCGTTACTGCGAATCGGTTAAGCCTGTACGTTTCGTAAGGTTTGGACTCTTCTCCAAGATGCACCTCTTTTAAATCACACCCTTGAATGCCTTGCTCCTTGTGATAGTAAACATGAGTAATGTGGTAGATGTAACCCTTTTGAATCCATTTGCCTAAAGGAATTTCCTTCGGCTTGTTGGAGCTATCAATACATAGTGCTTCTATCATATAAATAAGTCGTGTTCGTCTTGGTTAATATCTCTGTAATTGCTTTTGAGAAAGTTAATTGTGTCGCTGATTACGTTAATTGCAAATATTATTGCAATTGTAATTGCCGAAGATAGGCAAATAATTTCAATTGTGTCCATTTTATTTTTAGTTTATTTCTAGTTGTTCTCTAAAAAAGATTTCTCTTCGTGTTTCCAATTTGGTTGTAATCCTTTTATTTTAGCAATAAGTTTAAATAAATCATTGTTTTCAATTTCCCATTTTTGCCACAACCTTCTTTGCTCTAACATTGCTTTTGTTGGTCTTCCTTTTTTCCATTTTTGGTAATAAGGGTTTTGTTCGTAATAAGGGTTTCCATTTATTTCTATTGTAGGTTTTGATAATCCTAATTGTTTATTGTTTTCTGTCCAATTACTTTTTTCATAGTTTTATTTTTTAGATTTAACTGTTAGCATGTCAAATATTTCTGAAATAGTTTTTCCATTATATGGTTCGCATAATTTATTAAACTCATCGGTTTCTTTTTTAATTTCTTCTTCAGTCATACTATCCCATTTAGCTTTCATTCTCCTATCAAAAGCATAGTAATCGTAACAATTTGTTGGTGTTGAGTTTTCCATTTTTTAGTTTTATTTTAGTTTATTTCTAGTTGTTCTCCTGGATAGAATAGTTGAATATCAAAATACTCTGATGCCCATCTAATAATGTTCTCAAAAAACTCATTAAGTTCGGTTTTGTTCATTTCAGAAGTGTGCTTCATTTCTTGACCAATTACCTCGCCTGTAGCAAAGTTTACCACATCAACCATCGCAAACTTTAACTTACATAAGTTTTTAACTCTAGGCATCGTAAATTCGTGCCCTAAAGCGTTTAACTCCTCAGTAAATGCTGTCAAAAGCACATGAATGTATTTGTTTTGTTGTTCGGAACGCTTGGCAGATAGCTTTTCAATTGAAATGATACATTTTTTACCCTCCAACTTATCAAGTGCTTGCCTTATTCCTTCGGTTGCCTGTTTGGACAACTTTCCTTTGTTGACTGATGTGATAAACTCTATTTTGTTTGCCATTAGATTAGTTTTTTTAAATATTCTCTACATAGTTTAACTCTCTCAATTATCTTATCTTCAATAGAGGTATCTAACTCAAACGTAAATGACTTAACTCTTTTCTCAGCAGGTATATCATCAAAGCGATAGTTTGGATACATCTGCTCGTATGTTTCGGGTGTCCAATCTTCAGCCTTGCCACCACTTTGATAGTATAGCTTTTTAAGGTCTTGCTCTATCAATGCTTGAGGTGTGTCAATCAGCACATAGTCTAGTGATGCTTGTTTATGTTTAGTCAGAATCATGTATTGTTGCAATTGCCACCAATATCCGTTGTCGGGAATCTTGTCTTCAAACATCGGGAACGATTGTAAATCCCAACTGCTCTTTATATCTCTGATTACTCCATCGTGAATCACATCAGGACTTCCTTGCATATACTCGTTCTCAAAGTATTCATCATTCTTCTCTACGTTGAACAATCCATACACTTCAGAAACTAATTCAATTCCTTCAAGTTCAACCTGTAAACCTTTTTCAATAACAATGTTCTTCCATTGCGCATCTCTGTGATACAGCTCTCTTTTAAGCCACGATTTTAGATAGGTCTTTGCTCCTTGTGGAAGTTCGGGGTTGTTTCGTTTGTAGATTAGTTCAGAAAGTTCATTCTCCATATTAGGAGTTAAAGGTTTTGCTGAAGAATCTGCTTTCCTTGTTTGCAATTCGTTTAGTTTAGCCTTCTGAACCTCTGTTAATCCTGTTGCACCACCCATTATCTCTGATACTGCTGATGCTCTAATTTTAAACTCTCTCATATGGTTTTAGTTTTTTAGTTTTTAAGTGTTCTTTTAGTGAGTTCCCTGCTAGTTCGTATATCCTACCATCTTCGCTATTAACTACCTCTTTGAACTTATCTAGAATGCTCTTAAATTCGGTTTCTTCTGCTAGGGATAATGTGTAGGTAACGTAATCGTGTTCAATCATCCGTTCCTTTCCTATGACAAAGCCATCAATATCACGAATATCGCCTTCCCAAGCAATGATGAAGTAATCTCGCTGGACACCTTCAATGCCTACGTTCTTTGATTTAATGTAGTTTACACATACTGCGAAGCAAATATTATTTTTAAATAAATGCTCGAAGATTTTTATTTTTTGTTTTTCCATTTTAATATTGAGTTTGGTCTGCGTTCTCTTGAATCAATTCCTTGTCAAAGATTGCATTGGTTAAAAATGTATCTACTTCGTTGTATATTTCAAAAAATCTCTCCTTTGTGCAATCCTTTGATGATTGAAGATGGAATGCAGAGTTTGCTGATTGAGTACATATCTGTGCTCCAACACTTAATTTGTGTACTGCAATACATTCAGTTTCTGAAAATACTTTATAGACTGCAATTGAGCTCTCTCTATATAAAGGCAATTGAACATCTACTTCTTTAATTGTTTCTTCGGTGTGTCTGATTTGAATTTTCATAGGTTTTTGTTTTTAGAATAATGATAATTGAACTTCTTGTGTTTCTTCTTGTTCTTCCTCTGTGGTTTCTTCAATGGTTTGTCCAAAGATTTCAATCCTGTCAATCGGGAAGAAGTAATCTATCTCGTTAAACTCAAATGGTATGTCGGATAGTTCTATTACCACAACCTGTTTAAGTGAATGGATTGGGTTAGCTATTGTGCCATCAATAAATACCTTCTCAATTATTTCTTTAGCATATCCATACAAGCATCCAGTTTCTCCTTCTATATCTTTATATATTTTCATTTTTTCTCCCTTGATGGGTTCGCTGATAAATTTTTGTAGTTCCATAGTTTTAGTTGTTTTAAAAGTAAGTGGTATTTCTACCACCTACTTGGTTGATTATTAGTTAGTTATTAAAAGGGTAACCCCAAATCGTCATCTACTTTTGAAGCACCTTTTGGAGCATTGGTTAATCCCTCTTTCGGAGTTGCTACCCAATTATCTACTTCTAGATAGTGTGTCGGCTTGCCCTCTACCTTCTCTTTTTTCTCTTTCAAAACTGTGTTAATCCATCCATCTTTTAGATTAGTTAGCATTGTTTCTAAATCTTTTTTAGAGAATGAAATCTTTATCATCTCTCCGTACTTTGTGGTTACAATCTTTGCATTGCCACAGAAAATTTTAGCTTGTTCGCTCATTGTTTTTATTTATTTTTAATTGTTCTTACTCCTTGTTTTCTGTTCGCCTTGTGTTGTTCTTGCTTTTTAAGGAAGTTAGGCAGTGCTTCCAAAAAACATCTGATTCTTTGCTTTACGCTCATAGTTTTTATTGTTTAGGGATTAATAATTCTCTTACTTTTGTTGGAATGGTGTATAGCACTTCTAGCTTCGCCATTGTTATTGAGCCATTTGCTAGTGCTTCGTTAACTATGTCAACCTTATCTCCTGTTAGTGTTGGCTTTACCTTTGCTTCAATTGCTACAGCAGGAGTTGTTTTTCTGCTGTCATTATCAATATCATCTTCATCGGTAGCAATGTGAAAATACTTTAACAAGAAGTAACGCTCTGCGTAAGTAAGTGCTGAACCTAATCCCTTTTCCCAGTCGTTCTGACCATTAGCACCAAACAAGTTCTCATCTTTCTCGCCTGTTTCTGAATCCACCCACGTGAATCTCATCATTACTTTGGATAAGATTTCAGACTTTTGTCCTGACTTCGTGATGTAGTCTTGTCGGCTGTTGTTGATACTTATTACCTCTTGCTTTAGAAGTAGTCCTAATTCGTTCATTAGTGGCTTAATTTCGCCCAATACTTTATCGCCTGTTACATACTTGTAGTTGTAGGTCGATTTATCCTTGCCTAATCCGTTTATCTTTTGTTGGATAACAAGAAGTTTTTGATAGATGTTTTGCTTTTCCATAGGCTTTTCTTTTTTAGTTGTCATAGTTTTTAAATTTAGGTGTTTTCATGTCTTCTATTAATCCTTTAATTACTGATTCTTGGAGTGTCTTTGATAGCTGTTCAATTGCTACAAGCAAATGAAATGGTTCGCATTGCTGAACTGATAGCGATACTTCGCCATCGTTAGTAAATTCAAATAGAATGGTTGGGGGTTTTTTTGCTTTTTTCATAGTTTTTAGTTTTTAGGTTTGCAAATTTAAGGATAATGTTTTTACCAATAATCAGGGCAATCGCATAGTTCCATTTTTTCCATACACCCGAAGCAGTCAATTGTATTATCTTTGTTAACTTGCTTTAGTTCGTGAAATAAAATAGTTCCACAATTACCACAACTTACGATGTTGATGTTTGCCTTTGCTTTAATTTCATTCATTAAATCGGCTTGGATTTCTGCTAGTTTTTGTTTGGTTTTCATAGGTTTATGTTTTTAGGTTTGCAAATTTAAGGATAATCTTTGGATTGACAATGATTTATTTTTGTTTTTTTAGTGATTCAATAAAATCTGCTTTCTCTGATATTGTATAGTTTTGCCAATCTTTAGCCATATCTTCTTGACATTGGTTGTAACCCATTACATAATCATAAGCAGATGTTCCATCTTCATCACCAATAGATTCTGCATAAACTTTTGCTTGTACTACTATTTCTTCTTGTGTTTTCATTAGTCTTGTTTGTTTAGTGAGTTAAAATGGACAACATATCCGTTCTTTTTTTTCTTTAATTATTTTCCAATCTTTTTGTAGTTTTTCTTTTACTGCCAAACGGATAAAATGATTTACATTTACTCCATAATTTTCTAATATAGATAAACTATTCATTTGAGTTTCAGAAAATCTAATTGTCTTACTTTTAGTTAGTTGTTTCATTTTGAGTTACATTTATTAGTGTTAGCGAGTAGTTA